TAAAATCCTATGGCAGGTTGGAATACAAATACCTGGAATACTGGTTCCTGGGGAACAGGTGTTGATAACATCGTTTCTCTTACAGGGATTTCTATGTCCGCTGGTGCAGGACTTGTAACCACAGATTCAACAGTAGAACAAGGTTGGGGTAGAGATCAATGGGGTGCCAGATCATGGGGTAACCCAAGTCAGATTGTAGTTCCAACTACACCTGAAGACGACATGTCAATGTCTTTAGGTTCTGTTTCTATTACAGCAGAAATAAATGCAGGTTGGGGTGCAAAAAATTGGGGAGACAATGCTTGGGGTATTGCTGCTAATCTTATAGCTAATGGTAATGCAGCGACAGCCGCTTTAGGTAATGAAAGTATTATAATTGATACAACTGTTATTCCTAACGGAATAGGAATGACTAATGCTCTTGGAAACGAAGCAATAGATATCGCAACTACAATTTTCCAAACTGGTCTTGCAATGACTACTACATTAGCTAATGCTGATGCTGGTCCTGATGCAATGGCCACAGGTAATCAAGCAACAGCAAGTTTAGGTTCTTTAAATGCCTTTAACCAAACAGGTTGGGGTAGACAAAGTTGGAACGAAAACGCTTGGGGTGTTGAAGGTCAATTTGCAACTGCATTACCTACTGGTATTTCAATGACTGCAGCTGCAGGAACTTTAGCAGCTACGGGTACAGCAAACTTAACTCTTAATACTTTAAATGTTGCTAACGCAACTTTAGGTGTTGTAGATCCTGCACCTGATGCTGGAGTAACAGGTAACTTTATGATTGGTGCTACCGGTCAATTAGGAATGCAAGGTGATGTTCCACAAGATGTAACAGGAATTGCAATGTCTGCATCTTTAGGAAGTGTTGTTGTAGTACCTGGTCAAGAAGTTCCTTTAACAGGATTACCTGCTCTTGCGAGAGTGGCTAGTGTAACACCTATTATACATGTAGATGTACAATTAACAGGAAATGCCTTGACTATAGCACAAGGTTCTGGTAGTGCTTTAATCTGGAACGAAGTAAACACGGGTACAGCTCCCCTAGATCCTCCAGGATGGCAAGAAGTAGCTGCATAAAGAGTTTGACACAAACTCTGATTTTTAGTAATATAAACACAATTAAGGAATTTAAATTATGGCAAATTCAACATCAGCTAGTTTAAAATTAACAGTTCAAGCAACTGGGGAAAACTCAGGAACTTGGGGACAAATTACAAATACTAACTTACTAATTCTTGAACAAGCAATTGGTGGTTATGATGCGTTTAACGTAACTAACGCTAGTAGAGCTTTAACATTTACAAACGGTGCAGTATCAAATGGTAAGAATGAAGTTATTAAATTAACTGGTACACTTGCTGCAAACGTAAATGTTACTATTCCAGACTCAGTAGAAAAAACTTACGTTGTTGAGGATTCATGTAATCACGCAGGTTTCACTTTAACATTTAAAACTACATCTGGAACAGGTGTACTTTTATGTGAAGGTCACACTTACACATTATATTCTGACGGAACTAACGTTGTAAAAGCAGGTGAGCTTAAAAAATGGAGAGCAATTTCAGCAGCTGAAACAGTTCAAGCTGGAGCTCAACTTTTAGTAAATACAAATGGTGGAGCAGTTACAGTAACACTACCAGCATCACCAAGCGCTGGGGATGAAGTAGCTTTTATTGATCAAGGTTATGATTTTAACACTAACGCACTAACAGTTGGAAGAAACTCTTCTAACATAGCTAATGCAGCAGCCGATCTTGTAGTTAACACTCAAGGTGCTGGTTTTTGTTTAGTATTTTCAGGAGACGCTACTACTGGTTGGACATATAAGGAGAAATAATCCATGGCTAACTATGAAGCAACGCGATACGATTTTGACGGTGCTAATCTTACCGATATACAAGGTCTTAATACAGGTTTAATTATTCCGTGGACAACAGCTTCTGCTCCCACAGGATTTTTAGAATGCAATGGCTCTGCAGTTTCAAGATCTACATATGCTGCATTATTTGCAGTTGTAGGAACAACTTACGGAGCTGGAGATGGATCATCTACTTTTAATTTACCAGATTTTCAAGATAACTGTTGTTTAAGTAAGTCAGGCACAAAAGCTTTAGCATCAACTGGTGGAGCAAATACTGTTGCTTCAACTGGTAACGTATCAGGTAGTTTAGGTAATCATACAGTTGATACTAACACTATGGGATCTCACTCTCACACTTACCAAGCAGGATCTTTTGGTAATGCTGGTAATACTGGTGGTGGAGCTGGACATCCTTATGGTCAGATTCACGCGGTTACAAACGTAAATTTAAATAACGCAGGGAGTGGTGGCTCTCACAATCACAATATGGCTGCTAATTTTTCAGGAAGTGCATCTTCAGTTTTACAACCATATTTAACATTAATGTATATAATAAAGACTTAAAACTATGGCAAATTACGAAGCGACAAAATATGATTTTACAGGACAAAACCTTTCAGGTATTGATCTAGTAAATACAGGTTTAATTATTCCTTGGAGTGATTCATCAGTTCCAGCTGGATTTTTAGAATGTGCTGGTGCAGCAGTATCAAGATCAACTTATTCTGCATTGTTTGCGGTTATTGGAACAACATATGGATCTGGAGATGGTTCGTCTACTTTTAATTTACCAAATTTACAAGATAAAGTTCCAGTAGGAAAATCAGGAACAAAAGCTTTAGCTTCAACTGGAGGAGCAAACACTGTAACTTCCTCTGGTAATATAAGCGGTAACTCAGACAACCATAGTTTATCTGGTTCTGAAACTGCTAGTCACACTCACGGAGTAAACTTTGCAACAACTAGTGCTCATATGAATGGTAACACACGTCCAAATGCAGGAGATCACAATTCTTCAAACACTGGGGGTAGTAGTGGACACAGTCATTCTATGTCAGCTTCATTTTCAGGGGGATCTGATTCAGTTGTACAACCTTATATAACTATGATATATATAATAAAGACTTAGAACTATGGCAAATTACGAAGCAACAAAATATGATTTTGACGGTGGTAACATTCAAGGATTAGTAGGTGTATCTACTGGTTCTGTTATTCCATGGGGAGCAACAGGTATTCCTACAGGTTTTTTAGAATGCGATGGATCTGCAGTTTCAAGATCAACTTACTCTACATTGTTTGGAGTAATAGGTACAACTTACGGGGCCGGAGATGGATCATCTACTTTTAATTTACCTAATATTGCCGATAACGTAGTAGTAGGAAAATCAGGAACAAAAGCAATAGCGTCAACAGGAGGAGCTAATACTGTTGCTTCTACAGGATCTTTAGCTGGATCCACTGGTAATACTACTCTTTCTAGTTCACAAATTCCATCTCATACTCACCCAGCTCCTGGCGCAAGAACCACAGCAGCATCGTCAGCCAGCACTACTGGATCAACTTCACCGAGACACCCACAAGGCACAAGTAATACAAATGCTACTAACGCAGGGGGAAATGCTCACTCACATAATTTATCCGGAGCTTCATTTTCAGGAAATGCAACTTCGGTCTTGCAACCATATCTAACTGTGATATATATTATAAAAACTTAAGGAGAATTTTTATGGCAAAACATGGAACATGGACTATAGTATTTGAAGACAAAATGATTATGAAAAAAAATGGAGATTTTTCTGTCTCAAATCCTAGAGGATATACAATAACTGGTCACGACTCATTTTGGAATGATTCTAAATGGAGTAATCTTCATGCTATACAATTTACAGATGATAATACAGATAATGATCAAGTAGAATACAATGATGGTACTGCTAATGGATCATATGATTCAAGTGTACTAGGAGATTTTATGTCTCAGTTTGCTCCTTTATTTGATGAAGCACATTTAGCTTTTATTCAAAGTGAATGGGATAATAATAATCAGTCTGACTCTGAAGGAGTTATGGAAACTGAAGCTGAAAAAATTGCTAGAGTAGGTGCTAGACCTACTTCTTATTCTTCATAATCTTTTAAAAATAAAGTTGCAGTAAATCTTTTTAAATTAGGTATATTACTTGCGTGAGGAGAATGTACTTTATTTGATGGAAACATCAAAGCTCTGTTTTCTCTAAAACCCACATGCATATCTAAAATACATTTATCAGTAGTGCCATAATAAAATACGGTGCCATTGGTTACTGCAGTTGGACCACTTATCATAATTAAAATATTTTGTAGACCCATATTGATATCTACATGTGGCTTAAAACTATCTAAATTTCTTTGATCTATACCTGAATCAGAATGTATTTCTTTTATTTTAATATTAAATTTTAATTCACTTTGTTTAATAAATAATTCTTTTATATTGAGATTATCATTAAAGTGCCATCTATTACCAAAAAAATTTTCTTTAGTTTTTTCCGTGGTGTCATCATAAAATTTAGGTTCATAGTATGCTTTATTTAAAACAAAATCTTGAACTCTATTTAAATCTTCTTGATTAAAAAAATTATCTATAATTTTTATCACTACTGACCATTAATCAACAACCAAGAAGTTAACATATATTTTTCACCAGACAAAGGTGGATTACCTCTATGCACATAAGGAAAAGCTGCGGGCCAAATTACTATTCTACCAGCTTTAGGTTGAACTCTTTGTGAAAAATGTAAAAATTCTGTTTCTCCACCTTCTTCTACATCATTTAAATATATAGAATAAACTAAAGCTCTTTGTAATCCTTCATAACCCATTCCTGGTCCCCATTCAGTATGCCAAATGTGATAACCTTCTTTTGGAAGAGTTTTTTGTATTTTCATTGTTGTGTAATGAAATTGTGGATGAAACTCTTGAATATCTGTTCTGTTTAAATATTCTTTTAAAGCCATATCAAAATTTATATGTGTAGTTTTAACTTGATTACTTAAAACTAATTTATCTCCAAATGCATTTAAATCTAAAGCAGCATCTTTTTTAGTATGTGATCCTCTATGTTCTGAGTAAAGTCTTGTATATGTTTTATGTTGTTTTTCATTAGCATCATACAACTCAATTAAATTTTTACATTCTGTTTGAGGTATAAAATTATCAAACACTCCGATAAAGTCTTTTATTTTACATGTTTTTTCCATGTGGGTACATCCTTTTCTAGTTGATTATTTTTATGATAAGTAAAAGAACCATTTTGATCAACATAATTAAAAAATATTTGTGCATTAGATTCATCTTTAAGTACTTTTCTTTTTTGAGAGAGTTGGTTTCCTAAAAATACAATTGCGTCTCCCTCATCAATTGTAAATAATTTTTTTTCTATTTCAATAGGCCATTGTTTATTTTGTTTTATTGCTACTATTACACTAATTTCACAATTAGGTCCATTTACATGTAATGGCACATTATCACCATGTGCGAAATATTTCCAATAACAATATGTTTTAAACAATTTTAATTTAGTGTGTTTTTCTACTATATTACGTTTTAGTTCATGAAAGTGTTTTGCTAAAGCATCATCAAAAAATCTAGGTTCTATCCAAGGTTCATCTAATCTTATCCAACAGTATTGTTGAAACAAATCTAATTCTTTTTTAGAAAAGAAATTTTTAATTATTTTATGTTTAAATTTTTTTATATTATCCATGATGCAAGACTATATCTAGTTCCTTTTGTAATTGGTTCTATTGTATGAGGGAATAAAAAATTACTAGGAAAGAAAACAAGTGTTCCTGTTTTACATTTAATTCTTTTAATTTCTTGTTTATTAATTGGATTAAAAAAAACTAAATCTCCACCTTCATATTCATTATTTAAATTAAGTATACAACTAATAGTTCTAAAAGAAGTTATATGACTATCAGTATGCATTTCATATTTATTACTTGTATTATATTTTAAAAGATCAATTTGATTTATTCTACCAGCTTGGTTTGAAAAAAATTTTATATTATAATTTGGAAGGTATGAAAATATAATATTTGCTATATGTCTAAAATATATCTTATCAGACGCTGAAGTTGTTTCTAAAGTGTAGCCATTTACTTTTCTAGAATTTTTATCTATTTCTCCTTCTAAGTTTTCTCCTCCTATAGGCATTGGAACAATTGCTTTATAATCTATAAAAGAAATTATATTTTTACGAATTCTTTCATTTAAATTAAGATTAAATGTAACAACTGCTTCATCTAAAACCATTTATTTTTTTTCTTTTATATTAATAATATTAGATTTTTTATTTTTTTTATCTTTTTTTAATAATTGTTCATTAAATTTATTATAATAATCATGATCATTTGATCGATGTATATTAAAAACTAAACTGTATCTATTGGATTCTGATTGTGATGCTTCAAAACCATGGTACACAAACTCAGGGAGAATATAATAGTCTCCTGGTTTTGGAGTTAATTTAATATTTAATTCTGGTAATATAAGATCACATCCTTCTGTTAAATATAACACACCATGAATGCAAGGATGAACATGCATTATTAAAGAGTCATTTTTTTTAGTTTCAGTTCCCCATGCTTGGCCAATATATTGGGTCTGTAAAAAATGTTGAAATATTTCTGGACGTATAGTTTGATATTTATTTATTAAATAAGTTATAAAATTATCAAATTTTTGATTACCTACAAAATGTTCCCATTTAGTCATACCCCCTTTTACATTAGTATAACCACTCATGTCTGGATCAATATTATTTTTTATTTCCATTAAAAAATAATGTATAATTTCAGGGTAAGGATAAGAACCATACAATATATTTACTGACCTAGGATAGGTAACATTGATACTACTTTTATGTTCATTTAATGGATCTGTTGTTAGTTCAGTAATCATTTAACCTCTTTCATTCTCTATAAAACTATAATATAACATATTATATGCTGCAAAAATTAAATTTCAAGCCTGGTTTTAACAAGATGGTCACGGATTCAGGAGCTGAATCTCAGTGGGTAGATGGTGATTTTGTTAGATTTAGATATGGTTTACCTGAAAAAATAGGTGGTTGGAATCAATTATCTATTGCAGGTGAAACTTTACCTGGGGTAGCACGTGCTCAACATACATGGACATCACTAGCTGGTGAAAGATATGCAGCTATTGGAACTTCACAAGGTTTATTTTTATATTATGGAGAACAGTTTTTTGATATCACACCATTAGATACAGCTATTACAGGATGCACATTAACAACTGTTAATGGCTCAAATGTTTTACAAGTTAATAAAGGCTCTCATGGTTTAGAAGTTGGAAGATATGTGACATTATCTGGCGTAACTGTTACAGGTGCATCAGACTTTACAGCATCAGAATTAGAAGTAGCTTATGAAATTTTAACAGTTTCAACAGTAGATAAATTTACTGTTCAAGCTGTAAGAAATGAAGGTGGAGCAGGTATGACTGCAGCTGGAGCTGCAACCGTTAATCCTTATACTAAAGTAGGTCCTGTCTTTCAAACAGTAGGTTATGGTTGGGGTACTTCTACATGGAATACTTCTACTTGGGGAACTGAAAGAGCTACAAGCTCAGTAATTCTAGATCCAGGAAACTGGAGTCTTGATAACTATGGACAAGTTCTTGTTGCAACAATTAGAGATGGTGAAACTTTTACTTGGAATGCAGGAGCATCTGGAGCTAGAACAATTAGAGCGTCTAAATCTACATCAGGCTCTTCTACTTCAGCTAACCCAACTGCATCAAGATTAACACAAGTATCAGATAGAGATAGACACTTATTTCATTTCGGAACCGAAACAACAATTGGTGATTCATCAACACAAGATCCAATGTTTGTAAGATTTTCTAATCAAGAGGATTTAAATACTTATCTACCTACCGCTACTAACACGGCAGGTACATTTAGATTAGATAAAGGAAATAGAATTGTTGGAGCAGTATCTGGTAAAGATTACACTTTAGTATTAACTGATAGCTCTGCTTATTTAATTCAATTTGTTGGTCCACCATTTACATTTAGTGTAAGACAAGTTGGTACTAACTGTGGATTGATTGGTCAACACGCATTAAGTTATTCTGATGGTAAAGTATTTTGGATGTCAGGTGAAGGTGGATTTTTTGTATTTGATGGTACGGTTAAATCATTACCATGTCTTGTTGAAGACTTTGTTTTTACAACAACTTCAAATAATTTAGGAATAAACTACGATGCAACAGATATAGTTTATGCAGAACACAATACTCTTTATGGTGAAGTAAATTGGTTTTATCCAAAGTCAGGGTCAGAACAAATTGATAGATGTGTTACATATAACTATGGAGAAAATGTTTGGACAACTTCATCATTAGCTAGAACTTCATATGTCGATACTGGAGTTTTTGATGTACCTTACGCAACAGAATATAATAAAACATCACTACCTGTATTTCCAGACATTTTAGGTATTACAAATAAATATGGAGCTTCAACTTATTACGCTCATGAAGTTGGAACTGATCAAGTTAATTCATCAGGCACAACTTCTATTAATGCGTTTATTGAATCAGGAGACTTTGATATTACAGCAGCTAGAACTAGACAAGGTCAAACAACAGGTATGGTTGATTACAGAGGAGATGGAGAGTTTTTTATGTCTGTAAAAAGATTTATACCTGACTTTAAAGTTCTTACAGGTAATTCAAAAATTACATTGCTGTTAAATGACTATCCAAATAACACTGCATCTAGCTCACCTCTTGGCCCATTTACAATAACATCATCTACTGATAAGGTAGACACTAGAGCAAGAGGAAGATTACTATCAATTAAAATAGAGAACGATAGTACTGGTGAGACTTGGAGATATGGAACATTAAGATTAGATGCTCAACCAGATGGAAGAAGATAATGGCAAAAGTAATAGTTAGTATACCAGAACCACAACCAGAATATGATGTATCTAATCAAAGACAAATTTTAGAAGCTCTTGACACTTTAAAAAATCAACTTAATTTCTCTTTTCAACAAGATTTAAAAAACGAACAAGACTCATTTAATTATTTTTTATCATGACAATAAGATATAAGAACGCAAGTAAAATATTAGATGGAACAGCAATGACTACTGTTTTAACTATTTCAACTTCAGCTGTTGCTATTGTAAAATCTGTATACATATCCAATAATAGTACAGGAGCTGTATTAGCTAATTGTGATTTAAGAGATTCTTCTGCTACTACGGATATAGAGTTTTTTAGAAAAGATATACCTGCTTCAAGCACAGTTAATGCTGCAGAACAGGGATTGAATTTAGAAGCAGGAGATGCTATAAAAGCTCAAGCAGAAACTGCAAACAAACTAGAAGTAGTTGTCAGTTATGCAGAAATAGATAGATCACAAGAAAATGGATAAAGATATACCTAAAATAGATTGTATAACTACAACAACATACAGAAATACCAAGACAGGAGAAGTATCTAAAGAGAAAGTAGAAGGACCTAATATTGTACAAGATGTTACAGTTCAAATTACTAACAAAGGTCTTGAAGTATTTCAGAAAGTAATGAATCAAAAAAATAATGAAGGAAAAAAAATTTAATATTCTTTCCATAGATTGTGATTGGGTAAGATGTATGAGAACCCAACAAGATCTTATTTCTTTTTTAATTCCATTAGTATTTAAAAACTCAAATATAATTATGGATTACGATCATGATAAAATTTATTCTCATTTTGAACATGGATATGATGAATATAATTTATTTAATGTAGATCATCACCATGATTATGGATATGATGATCATAAAAATTTATATGAAGGAAATTGGCTTTATCATTTATCAAACGTTTTTTATAAAAAAATAAATTATATCTGGATTAATAATCCAAATTCAGAACATCCTGATTCAAAAAACAAAAGAAAAATGCAAGAAAGATTGAAATCTTATTCATTTGATCAAAACGTAAACTATATTTCTGAACAAAAATTTAACAAAATTTTTATATGTTGTAGTTCTGAATTTGAATATAATACACATATAGGAATATCAACTTATAAAATTATAGAAAGAATAATTAATCATGACAAACCAAAACCCTAGAGGCGGAACAGAATTACAATTTGAATATTTAAGAAAGCATGTAGAGCCTAGCTTACTTAATCAAGTAGAAATTTGTACATCAGTTCCAGGCAAAGTACCTTTACATCCAACTAAGTTAAATATTCTTTGGCAAAAAAATTCTTGGGATCAACCTAATTTACATCCATGGTTTAAAGATAAATCTAATCATAATAAATATGATTGGTATATATTTAATTCTAATTGGAACTTTGAACAGTTTACAAAAAAATTTGATTTACCAAGAGAAAAATGTGCAGTTATTAAAAATGGTATTGAAGAAGTACAACCTGTTGTAACACAATATAAAAAAGGTGATCCTATAAAAATAATACACCATTGCACACCTTGGAGAGGTTTATCTGTATTATTAGGTGCAATGCAATTAGTTAAGAATCCATTAATTAGTTTAGATGTTTATTCTTCTTGTGAAGTATATGGAAAAGATTTTGCAGAAGCTAATGATAAATCATATGAAGCTTTATATAAACAAGCAAGACAATTACCTAATGTAAATTATATTGGTTATAAACCAAATGAATATATTAAACAAAATTTAAAAGACTATAGAATGTTTGTATACCCAAGTATTTGGGAAGAGACATCTTGTATATCATTATTAGAATCTATGTCAGCTGGTCTATATTGTATTACAACTAATTATGGTGCTATATATGAAACAGGTGCAGAGTTTCCAATGTATGTACCTTACTCTAATAATTATAAAAGTTTAGCTAGAAAGTTTGCTGCGGCAATAGAAGCTGCTGCAAGTATGCTTCATGATTCAGGCATCCAGGATCATTTAAAGATGCAACAAAATTATGTAAATAGATTTTATGATTGGGAAGTAAAAGGACAAGCATGGACAAGATTTTTAAGAGGAGCAATAGATGCAAAATAATGAACCAATATGGTTTTCTGAAAAAAAGAAAACAAACGCTAACGCAGATACTTATCAAACAGAAAAAATAGAACAGGTAGATTCAAATGTTAAAACTATTAATTTAGGTAATATTATAGATAAACCAAAAGCAAAGATAATGGTTTGTACCCCTTGTCACAGTGAAGTGTCTATGCATTACACTCAAGCTGTATTAAAGTTTCAATTAGACTGTATGCAACAAGGTATACTAGTTAGTTTTACATTACTTAAATCATCTTTAGTTACACAAGGTAGAAACTTATGTGTAGCAGAATTTTTAAATCATAAAGATCATTATGATTACTTATTGTTTATAGACTCAGACATAGATTTTAATTCTAAAACTATATATAAAATGATAGGTGCAGATAAAGATGTTATCTCTTGTCCATATCCAATGAAAACATTTGATACAGATAAAATGTGGAGAAAAATGAAAGAGACTAATTTAGTCAAAACTCCTGACGATGTATTAAAAGCAGCTCACATATTTCCAATTAAAATGGATAAAGGAAATGAAATGACTATGGAAAATGGAGTTATTAAAGTATCTCATGCTCCTACAGGGTGTATGTTAATTAAAAGAGAAGTTATTGAAAAAATGATTAAACATCATCCAGAACTAGAAATATATCAACCTACTGTTATTAATGGTGAAGAAGTTAAAAAAGATAATATGTATAATTTATTTGATACATTACATGATGTAGAAACTAAGAGATACTTTGGTGAAGATTTTGGTTTTTGTCAAAGATGGGGTGATATGGGTGGAGAAGTATATATCTATGCTATGGATAATATAACTCACGTTGGAGATCATCAATATTGTGGTCGATTCTTTGATCTATTAGAACAAGCAAAATCTGTTGACGATAGCGAAAAAATCAAATAAAGTATTATATTTACAGGATTCTACGCCTGCTCAACAGTATAAATATATTTAAATTATGGCGATATCACGAGGATTACAACCAAGACAATTATATGGACTAGGAAGTCTAGTTAAGTCAATTACTAAAGGTGTTAAAAGCGCTGTAAAAGGTGTAGCTAAGACTGTTAAGAAAAATCCAATGTTGGCTTTAGCTGCTTTTAACTTTGCACCTATGTTAACAGGTGGCTCTCCTTTTCTGGGTTTAGGTAGTTTACAAGGTAGTGTGGGAACCATACCTGGACTTAGTTCATTTGCTTCAAATGCTGCTAAAAAGAAAGCAGGTGAAGCAACAATAGGTGGCACTTTAAAAGCATTTGCTGGTGGTTCTTTACTAGGTGGACTATTAAATCAAGCTGAAGAAGATGGTGATCCTGAAGGTATTACTAGAGATGTTGGAGCATTAAAAGCTAAATTAATTAATGCATATAAAAATCAAAAAACATTTTCTGATGCAGACGATGAGGATGCAGCTATTCTTGAACAGGTGGATATAGATTTATCAGAGTATAATTCTGATATGAATAGAACAAATGTTGCTTATGGTGGTAGAATGGGATTTGCAAAAGGGCCAGATAATCCAGAACAAAATGCTATACAAGCAGCCGGCATCATGAATTTACCATTAAATCAAAACCCTGCAGGGGTTACAGAATTAGATCTTAGAGAAACAGGTGGATTTATCCCTCCAGTTGGTGTAAAAGAAAAAGCAGATGACATTCCTGCGATGTTAGCAAACAATGAATTTGTATTTACAGCTGATGCTGTAAGAGGAATGGGTGACGGAAACGTTAATAAAGGTGCACAACGTATGTACGATATGATGAAAAAATTAGAAAAAGGCGGAAGAGTATAATGGCTGAAACAATAACAAATATACAAGCTCCACCGGAGTTTATAGAAGCAGCAGCAAAACCATTTATAACCCAGTTACAACAAGTAACAGGTGATTTAAAAGACGCTGATCTTACAAAAATATTTGGTCCACAATTTGTTGCTGGTCAAGATCCATTACAACAAGCAGCTCAAGCAACAGCACTTTCTGGAATAGGTGGATATAAACCTTTTCTTCAAGGAGCTCAACAAGCTCAAGCAACAGCAGCTGGATTAACTGGACCACAAGCTTATCAACAATTTATGTCTCCGTATCAACAAGATGTAATTAATACAACATTAAAAGAATTTGATGTACAAGCTCAAAAAGGATTACCGGCATTAGCAGCACAAGCAGTAGGAGCTGGTGCATTTGGTGGAGGTAGAGAAGGTGTTCAAAGAGCAGAATATCAACAAGCTTCAGATAGAAACAGAGCTGCATTACAGGCTCAATTATTACAACAAGGTTTTGGTCAAGCTCAACAAGCAGCTCAACAAGCTTTCATGAATCAACAAACTTTAGGTGGCCAACAATTACAATTAGGTCAAGCTGGTCAATCTTTCTTAGGTCAAGATGTTGGAGCTTTACAAACACTAGGAGGTATCAACCAAGCTCAACAACAAGCACAATTATCAGCACAGCAACAGTTATTACAACAACAGCTAAATCAACCACTTCAAGCTACACAGGCTCTGGGTTCAGGGATCACTGGATTAATCGCTGGTTATCCTGGTGGAACTCAAACTCAAACATCACCATCTCCAACAGCTTTACAAACTGCTTTAGGTGCGGGTGCTACATTAGCTGGGGTATACAGAGCGTTTAGTTAATATGAGTAAAATATTTAAAAGACCAATGTTTAGAAAAGGTGGACCTGTCAATGACGGTATCATGACTGGTATTGTTGATAGAGAAAATCATGCTCTTTCTGATCCTGATGGTGTAGGTTTTAGTGATAAAGTTAGAAATAGAATGGATTTAATTCAATCTGCTGTAGGTGGTGGGACAGGATTAGATGATCCACTAACACAATTTTTATTACAGTATGGACCATCTCTTGCAGGCACAACAGGTGGTGGAAGCACAATTGGAAATGTTTTACTTGCTTCAAAAGAACCTGTAGCTAACTTACTAAAAAATGTACAAAGTCAAAAGAAACTTAAAACAGGTGTTGCATTAGAAGTATTAGATAGTTTGGAAGATGAAGACATTGCTCCTCTTATTGAAAAAGCTAAAGCAATAGCTAAAGAAACAGGTAGAGATTATCAAACAATTTTAAATGGTTTAGTTGAAACAGAACTTTATAGAAAACCTAAATCACCAGAAGAGAAAAAACAAGAAGGTTTTGAAATTAGTATGGCAGGTTTATTAGATCAAAAAGATAATTATGGAAGTCCGTTTTTAAATACTTATTCTGCTGAAAAGGTAGCTAAAGCTCTTGATGCTGTTAAACAAGGTAAAGTAGATGGAATAACATTTGATGATATTGATTTAGATTTACCTTATCTAAGAAAAGATATTGATTACACAACAGATGATACAGGTAAGATAACATTAAGTGAAGATGATGTTGGAACTTACAGAGATGGGTCTGTAATATTTGATTATAGAACTAATAAATACTTTAGAGTAAACGGAGCTCAGCTTTTACCAATAGGAGCGTAATGTGGCTGAACCAAATTTTTTCAAAAAATTATTAAGGGGCATAACTCCTAATGAAGAAGAGAAGAGAGAATTCTTAGAAGGTAAAGAACTAAGTGAACGTTTCTTTGAAGTCTATGAAAAAGAAGGTTATTTCAGAGCAAAACAATTATTAGAAGAACAGAAAGCTATAGAGGAAGGTGCATCACCTGAAGAATTAGCGGCAATGGCAGATAAAAATGATAAAGCCATCATGCCTAAAATTGAAAAATTTATTAAGAATCCAATAGATTCTACAGTAGAAACCGTAAAAGATACATTTACTAAAGAACCAAAGATTGAAGAAACACCAAGAGATCTTGGTCTACCTGCAGAAGAAAATAACGAAGTATCTTTAGGAGAGTCTTTTCAAAATGCTATTGGCAGTGGACTTATAAAAATACCAAAAGGTGTAATTAATTTTGGAACTTTAATTTATGATGCAATGCAAGAAGAAGGTATACCTGTAGAAGAAGGTGCAACATATAAATTTAATAAAGCTTTTGAAGAATCTTATTTAGGTATTATAGAAAAAGAATCAGAGGAAAAAGCTAATGAAACAGTAACAGGTAAAATAACAGAAGCATTAGTATCTTTGTATGGTGCAGGTAAGATAGCTCAAAAAACAGCTGTACCTGTTGTTGCAAAATTAAGTCAAAAAGCAAGACAGATAGCTCCTTTAATAACTAATGCAGTCAAAAGGGGCACTTATTTAAATACTACTAAAAATTCAAAAACTTTTTTAGAAGCAGGTAAGAAAGCAACTACATTAAATAAACTAAATAAATTATCTAAATTAGATAAATTTGTAGGTATTACTGTTGGAGGTGGTTTAGGAGTAGGTGCACTTGTAGCTAAAGAAGAAGACATAGGTACGTTTGGTGATTTTATAAGTTTTATACCTACAAAATTAGATAGAGAGTCTAGAGAAAAAGCAGGTGATGATGCTCTTAGACAATTACATAATAAATTATTATTTGGTGCAGAATACGGTTTTCCAATCATACCGGCGATTGTTGGTATAAAAGGATTTGTTTCAAAGGTAATGTCACAAAAAGGCAATGACTTAATGTTTAGTAATTCAAGAATAGACAGATGGATTGATAAGTTTGCATCTAAATTTAGATCTAGAAGTTTTAAAGATAAATCAATTTTTACAGGTACACAAAAATTAGAAGGTACTAAAGCATCTTTAAAATTAGCTGCTGACGACATTGGAAAAAATATTGATGATTCATTAAAAAGAATATCAAGAGAAACAATAGATGTTGCAGAAGCAGTTAGTCCAGATACTGCTTCAAGTATGATAGCTAATTTTATGTTAAAAACAAAAGATAGAGTTGGTAAAGGTAAAATATTTTTTGATGGTTTTAACAAAAAAGTATTGCAAGACTTTACTACATCAATGAAAAAAATAGGTGTTAGTGATGATACAACAAAAAAAGTAATTGAAAACGCAGTAGAGTTTAGAACTAAAGTAGCCGATATTAAAAATGATATTTTAAAAGGTGGAAATATTAGTAAAGGCGCGGATGAATTTAATGATATAATGACTAATAGAGTCAATAAATTCTTAACAAATGATTATAAAATTGTTGATGCAAATAAAGGTTTAATAAAAGGTTTTAAACAAACTGATGAATTAAA